GGAGTTAAACATGGCAAAACTTACGCCAAAACAAGAGGCATTTTGTCAAGCGATATGCAATGGCATGAATCAATCTGACGCTTATCGGTTGGCATACAATGCGGCCAACATGAAGCAAGAGACGGTTAATAAAAGGGCTTCTGAGTTAGTCAATAACGGGGAGGTTAAGGGGAGGGTTCAGGAATTACGGGATAATCTAGAAGCAAAGCAACTGTGGACGCGCGAACAGTCAATCAATAAAGCGGTTGAAGCAATAGAAATGGCTTGCAAAAACGGCAAGCCCTTAGAGATATTGAAGGGCGTGGAGGTTCTTAATAAAATGCACGGTTATGATGCGCCGATTAAACATGACGTGAAAAGCACGGGCGGTTTTAACATTAACATTGTCACGACAAAAAAGGACTTAGAAAATGACTAAAGTCTTTATGCCAAAAAAACTTGTGCCAGTTGCGCAAAATGTACAATCGGAAAGTTACAGCAAAGTAATTCTTTACGGCGGCCGTGGTTCGGGTAAATCCCAAGCCTTGGCCGTCGTTGGCGTTATGGAAAGCTACAAAAACGACGGGGTTATATTGTGCGCGCGCGAGATCCAAAAGAGCATCAACGATTCAATCTATGCCAGCATCGTGAGCACAATTGAACACATGGGCTTGTTGGGTGATTTTTACATCACAAAAACGACAATCACTAACCTACAAACGGGCGCGGTGTTTTTGTTCAGTGGTTTAAAAACAAACATCACTGCCATCAAGTCGATTAACAAGTTGCGCGTTGCGCTTGTAGATGAAGCCGAAAACGTGAGCGAAAACTCATGGAACATTTTAATGCCAACTTTGCGTTATTTGGATACTCGAGTTTACATTGTCTTTAACCCGAGATTTGAGAAAGACCCGACTTATAAAATGTTTGTCAAAGATGCGGATTCTGATACATTGTGCATTAAAATCAACTACAATGACAACGTGATGTTTCCAGCATCGCTTGAAAAACAGCGGTTGGCAATGTACGCAAAATCAGAGCGCACGGGCGATTTTAATTTGTACAACTGGGTATGGAACGGCGACTTCATGAAAGTAGCCAACGCGTCAATCCTTGGTAACTTGTTACAGGTTGAATATTTTGAAGTTGATGATAGCTTTGGGCGACCCTACATTGGGATTGACTGGGGTTTTTCTATTGACCCGAATGTGATTGTTGAGTGTTACGTGAAAGGGCGCAACCTTTACGTTAACCGCGTGGGCATGGCGCATAAGTTACCGCTAAACCGCACGGCGGCATGGCTAAAAGACCAAGTGCCACTGGTAGAGAGTTGGCCGTCATGGGCAGATTGTGCGAGGCCTGAAACTGTTAACCAAATGAATTTAGACGGGCTGATAAAGGTCAAATCATGCACAAAAACAAAGATAAACGACGGCGTGGCCGTGTTACAATCTTTCGACAAAATCATAATCAATACAACCGCTGGCAAAACTCGTGAGGTGCAAGAAATGGCTGTGAGTGAGCTGGCTGGATACAGCTACAAAACGTTAAACAAGGACACGCCGCAAGAGTTGGTTACGCCTGATATTGTGGACGCATCAAACAACGTGGCGGACGCGATACGTTACGCGTTGCAAGACCTGATTATCAAAGAAATCAAACAACCTTTTTTCATAGGATAAGAAAATGAATTTTTGGCAAAAGCTTTTTGGCCGCAACAAAACGGGCTTGCAGTCGACAGAATTTACATTTACGCCAGTTGAAGTGAGCGCATTAAACAAAAGACAAATAGGTTGTAGCGTGGCCACGTCAAGCGTGGATAAGCTTTCAAAGGCTATCGCGTCAACGGTGCCAATCGCGGTAACAAAAGACAAAACGCTGGATAACGTGAAAAGCTTGGACTTGCTTAATAATTTTTCCTTTCGATACGAAATCATGCAACGTATTAATGACGATTTGCATTGGGGCGGTCGCTCGTTTGTCATGCTTGTTGGAAACGTGAAAAGCGTTCCTTCAAAAATCGTTCACATTGACGCGAGCAAAGTATCGTTCATGAATGATGAGAATGACGAAATAAGTCAAATCATGATCAACCGACACGCTTACGCAGGCACGTTCACGCGCGCGCTTGATACAGAAAAAAAGAGAGCAGGCCGATTTATATCAAGCGACGATCTTAAAGAAGTGATTGTGATTGAAACGATTGACGGCTTGCCAATTCTTAAAGCCGTCGAAAATGAAATAACCGTGCTTAGTCAATCAATTCAGCGAAACGGGGCGTTAGTCCAAAACGGTGGACGATTAAGTATGTTAATCAGTTACAAAGATTCGGTAGACGCAGAGGAAATGTCGCGGCGCTCAACGGCTATCAATCAAGCCGTGCGCGGCAAAGGGTACGGCGGAATCTTGGCCACGGGGGAGGCTGAAATAACAGAGTTTGGCTTGCGCCCACGCGATATGGATTTTGAAGTGTTGGCCGCGGAATGCAGAAAGAATATTTACAGCAGCATTGGAATCCCGTTGGCTTTGGTCGATGGCGCAAGCGCAACATTTAGCAACGTTGCGTCAAGTCAAGCCATCTTCTATCTTGAAACAGTAATACCTGCGGCCAACTACATTTACAGCAAGATTGGCGCGGTATTGGCCGCAAGAGAAGGACTTGAGTTTGACTTGATCGTCGACAGCGCAAGCATTGATTCAATAAAAATGAAACAATTTGAGACGGCTAAAGTCATGACTGAATCAAAATCGGTTACGATCAACGAGATAAGACGCGAGCTAGGCTTTGATGAGATGCAAGGCGACGGCTACAATGAAGTTCTTGTTGAGGCACGGTTGGTGCCAGCCGATGCGCTGGGGGTGGTTAAATGACGCTCGAAGAAGAAGCCAAACAGCGTGATGGCTTAGAAGAAGAAGCGGCGGCGGCGGTTATTTTGGCGTTGCTTTTGATTGATAAACAGTTGGCCGCAACACTTGGCCAAAGCGTTACGCAAGCGCAAGTGGTTAAAGCGCAAGAGTACTTGTTGGCCGCTAGACTGATTGGCTGGGAATGGGTTAAAACCAACGCTTACGATGCAAAGGTTGGCCAAACTGTTTTTGATGCGAACGATGCGGCCACGTGGGCTGCCGATAACGTAGCATACATGGCCGAAGGCAGCCGCAAAATAATAGAAGATGCGCTTGTCGGTTTAGATGGCAAAACAAGCGACGCGGAAAAGAAAAAAATAGCCGAAACAGTGCTAAAATCAAGGCAAGACAATCGGGTCACGGCTTACGCTGACGATGCGGTAAATGGCGCGGTTGAATTGGGCAAGTACTTTGTTGTTGGCAGTTTTTTTCTAGCTTCTAACGAAAAAATAAACAAAACTTGGCGCAACGTTGGCGACAACAAAGTGCGCCAAACTCACATTAAAGCGGATGGCCAAACGGTTGGTTTTACAGAAAAATTTAACGTTGGAGGTTACGAAATGCGATTCCCTCGTGATAATATTGCGCCAGCCAAAGAGACGGCACGGTGCCGATGCTCGGCTGTTTACTCAAAGAAATGGAGCAAATAATGGACGCAAAAGACATCAAAATAAACAATACTGACGCGCTTGGAAACTTTCAAAGCGCTGACAATTTGGAGCGGTACGTCCAACAAATCGCGCAAAGCCTAACCGAAATCATAAACAATGGCGGTGGTGGTGGTGGGAGAAACGTTCAGGTTGGCGCAACGGCAACGTTGGCGGCAGGCGCAAATGCAACTGTGACAGAAAGCCCACTCTCGACTGAAGCCACTTTGATTTTAGACTTCGGCATACCGCAAGGAGTGCAAGGAGTGCAAGGTATAAAGGGCGATAAAGGCGACGCTGGCGCTACGGGTGCTACTGGAGCGAACGCGGTTAACCCGATTTTTCAAATCGGCACGGTAACGTTAGGCGCAACAGCAAGCGTGAGTTTGACTGGCACGTACCCAAATTTAACCTTAAATTTTGTTTTAGTTAAAGGCGACAAGGGTGATACTGGGGCGGCAGGCGCACCAACACCTCTTACGGCGGAACAATTGACAGAGTTTGGGCACGGGCATTCTCGCTATGAGTGGGCAGGGTCGCAAAACATAGCCAACAACACCACGTTGAATTTTGCAAGCCTCACTGGTTTTGCAAAAAACAACACGGTTGGCGACACCATAAATTTTACGTTGACTGGCGGTGTATTTAAAACTCCAGCCTACGCAAAAAAAATCAATTTTACGGCCACTATTTCTTTGACTGGTACAATTGGCGGAAGCCCTGGCACACCGCGTGAGTTTCCAATTGAGCTTAGACGCGCCGACGGCGTAACTTTGCTTAGACGGCAAGCGGTTGTTAAAGTGACAGACAACGATTTAGCAAGCCGCAACGTCGAGTTTTTGTCATTCGTAAACGGCGCGACCGACCCGTTTGTCGTCGATGGCTTTACATATTTTTTAAACAATAACAGTAGCCAATCAATTACGCTTACCAGCGTTAAAATTGACTTTTTCAAGCAATAAGGAGCTACTTATGAATAAGATAATTAAGTCTTTTGACATCACGGTCAAAGACGGTGGCACAGCGTTCGAGTGGGAGGGATATGCCAGCCAATACGGTAACATTGATTCTGCTGGTGACGTGATTGAATCTGGCGCATTCAGCGAGCAGATTGGAAAGACGGTTGAAGCGTTTTTTGAGCATCAGGATTCAGTCGGTAAAATCCAATTGCTTAAAGAAGACGCGCACGGCCTTGTTGTTCGCGGAAAGTTGTTTGATGATGCTGTTTTAGAAGGCACAAAAAACGCACAGCTAAACAAAAGGATGCGCGAGCTAATGAAATCAGATGATGATTTTGGCGCAGTTAGCTACTCGATGAGCGTGGGGTTTTACGTGAAACAATCAAGAGTTGGCAAACAAGACGGGCAAAGCGTGCGATTCATTGAAAAAGGTGATTTGGTAGAGGTTTCTCTTGTTAAACGGCCAGCCAACACAGGCGCGGTTATAACAAGCACAAAAGGCTTTGATTGCATTGACTTTAGTAACAAAGTCGATATAATTAAAGGGCTTGCAGAGATTGGCTTAAGCGGTAATCAATTAAGCCAGCTTGAAGGCTTTTTAGCTAAAAATGAAAGTGATTTAAAAGAAGCAAAGGCTTTGATTGCATTGCAGCAAAGCATTATTAACTTAATCAAAGGAGGCTTAAATGTCTGATATCAATAACGATTTAATCAATAAACTAACGGAAGTGGTTCAAAAGGCCGCTGAAGTTAGCCAAAGCCAAGGCGCTGAAACAAAAGCGCTTGTTACGAACGAAATCTCGGCCATTTTAAAGAGCCAAGACGCTCACGCCAAAGAATTGGCGGCGCTTAAGGCTTCGAACGACCATTTAGAATCCCTTTTTGCCAAAAATGGCGCGGTAAATACAACCGCCACTTTAGATAAAAAAGCGTTTTTTAAATACGTTGAGTCGTTGGTCGCTAAAGCTGACAGAAACGTCGAACTTGACGTTGGCGAACTTGTATCTAAAACGCAGTCGGCCAGTGATAGCCACATGGGTGGCGCATTTTTGCCACAGGCAAACGCGAACGGAATTTTTGCTACGTACATGAAGGACTTATCGCCAATCATGAACGAGTGCAACATCGTTACACTTGCGCGCGGTTCAAACGGTTCTAAATTTGCGTTAAAAGAGGTGAAATTTGGCGCACAATTTGCTGGGGAAAAGCAGGCTGGCGGAAAAACTGAAGTAAACACGCGTAGCATCAATATTAATGTTGATCGCATTTCAACCCAAAACTCGACAACAATTGAGTTGTTAAATGGTCAAAATTTGATTACGGAGCAAAGCCTTATCGGGGATTTGTATGCAGACTTGACTTACACCGCGCAATATAAAATCTTGCGCGGTGATGGTATCGGCATGCCAGCTGGCTTATTGAACGAGAAGTTTTTAAGCGAGACGGCGTGGGTATCTCAAGGCCAAGAAGGGCTTGCAAGTTCTGTAAGCTGGACAGACCTAATCAATGTTAAGCGCCAATTTAACTATTCTAAATATCGCAACGGCGGTAAGTATTACATGAGCTTCGATATGCTTGCCGATTTGATGACGCAAGTCGACCTCGAAGGCCGTCCGTTGTATAACGCGGCAACCGAAACAATTCTGGGTTCTAAGTTCGTCATTCTGGACGAAATGGACTCGTTGTTGTCGCCAAAGACTTTACCCGTGCTTTATGGTGACATGAAACGCGCATACACCGTTGTTGTCGGTGCGGAGTTGCCCGTCATTGTAGACGTGACATCACAAGCGTCACCCGGAATCATTACAATGACTGCGGCAATGCTTATCGGTGGCCATACCGTTGACCAAGAAGCCATTCGCGCAATTAAAGGAGCTTGATATGATTAAGAAAAACTTATGCAACCAGTTAAAAGCAACGTTTGTCGCCAAGGCAACGCCCCACGCGTTTGACGTAAACGAAACGCGTGACGCTTTTTTAAATTTTAACGCCGTGGCCGCTTTGACGGCGGTTACCGTTAGTGAGAAAAACGGCGCTGGCGTTGCAACGGTCGTGCCAGTTGAGCGCTTAGTATTTAACCCCGCTGACATTAAAGCTGGCCGCGTCGTTGTTAATTCTTTGTTGAATAACTTTAACGTAACGATTGGCTCTTGCGTAAATGTTGGCTATTACACCAGCGCACAGCATGACCAAATCCAAGCGAGCGAGGATTTTACATTGTTTGTTGACGGTTATCGTGATTACAACTATTAACACTTAACAAAACGGGCTGGCCGCAAGGTTGGCCTGTTTAATTGGAGCCGATATGAAATACAAAGTACTAAAATCGCATAATGCACAAGTAGCCGGGAAAATTGTTTGCCGCCAAGTCGGTGACATTTTTGAGGCAGAAAAAATCAACACCATTTTAATCAATTTAAAAGCGGTCGTTTTGGTTACGGAAACGGCGGAGGTTGCGCCAACCAAACCCAAAAAAGGGGGATAAAATGGCGCATCGTTTAAAAAGAGAAGGCGCTCACGATTATGATTACACGGCGCTCCTTTTGCCGCTCGTTAAAGCAAAGTTACGCATTTTGAGTGCAAATGATGATGTGTACTTGACCAGCATAATCAAAACGTCAATTGCATTGTGTGAAAAATGGAGCAACACTGTAATCGCTGGGCGTTCTTTTGTTTATGAATATTCGGCCATACAGCCGTCAGAAATAAACCACGATAACATGGTTCTGCCAATCACAAAAACGCCAGTTACCGAGGATTCCTCGGTATGTTCGCTTAAGCTTAAAGATGGTGGCGATTATGTTGTGACGGGGCGTTTAGAACGCTTACAGCAATTCGCTGAGTACGTGTTGAGCAATGTTGAACTTATTGACGCGAATGCCGTGACCGATTCAATGTATCCAGTCGCGCTAGAGTACAAGGCAGGGTATTATTATGACGCTGAAATTGAAGCGTGGACTGCGCCAATCTTAATACAGCAAGCGGTTGTTGACATGGCTGTTTATATGTATGAGAACCCGACAGACTGCGGCGCTTGCGGTTGTGGAAACGGGCAGAAAAGCTATGGCATAAACCTGCCGTCCAACGTGTCAAGCGCCATGTCGGCGTACAAAGTGGAGGTATACAATGGCTCGATGTACTTTTAAAGCGATAAAAAAAGAGAAGCTTTGCCTAACCGACTTAAAGTTTCTGGCTATGATTAAAGAGCGTATAATCACGCCAACCCACCCAGATATGATTGGCATTAAGCCAGTTTATAATGCCGAAACTGTGCTTGAAACAGTGTATTGCGCGTTAGAGACAAAGAAGCAAAGCTTAAATGCTGGCGACACGGTGACAGCCGATACAATCACGCACTTAATCCACTTAAAACGAAACTATATATCTGTTTCAATTGACATAAAGAAGCATTTAATCGAAGTGAACGGCGATAATTACAGGGTTTTTGGCGTGTTTGATGATGCTAATAATGATTTTCTGACCTTGCATTGTGGATTTGTTGGCAAGAAAGAAATAGGGGCGAACCAATGATAAAAATCACACAATCAAAAAATAGCCGTGCATCAGAGCAGGTTGGCCGCATGATAAAAGACGCTCACACAAACCACGGCAAGCACCTTGTCAACACAATCAAGCGTGACCTTACAACTGGCTCGCGTTCTGGGCGAATTTACCGCATCAACGGGCAAGACCACCAAGCATCCGCCGCTGGTGAAGCGCCTGCTAAAATCACAGGCACGTTGGCCGCAAGCGTGCAAAGCAGGCTCAACCAGCGAGATTTAATAATTGGCGAGGGCGCAAGTTATGCGCGGTATTTGGAGCTTGGGACGCGTAAAATGGCGGCACGGCCTCACATTTTGCCAGCGATTGAAAAGAGTTGGCCGCACCTCGAAAAACAATACAGAAAGGTTGGGTTTAAATGATTAAACCTTATGATTTACATAAACATTTAAACGTTTACTTGCCTTTTGTCAGTGATATTTTTGCGATAAAATCGGCGGTTACGGGTGGTATAATCAATAGCCAACGACAGGCCGTTTTAAGTGTTGCAAGCCCTGAATTGTTTGCGGTTGGGTATTCTTACCACCTGCCAAATGTAAGCCAAATAAACTCTTGCTTATCGTGCGAGATTTTGGGCGGTGGCATGTATAATTTGACGTTTGAGAATGGGCACAATCTAATCACGCCCCAGCTGCAAAATGACGATAAAACGGTGGTTTTGCAGGGCAACTGGGTGAGCGCTGAAATTGTCGAGGTTGTTAATCGTTACACGGTGACAGTCAAATCCGCAAGCGGTGATTTGTTTGTTGGCAGCCAATTGTGGGCTTTAGATAGCGAAACCGCATGGTGTAATTGTTCGAGTATTGATGGCAGCGTGGTCACTTTTGACTTAGGCGACGGGTACGTTTACCCTTGCGAGTTGCAGATAAATGACGTGATAGCTGGGCAAAACGTTTACATTGTCGATACACCCGAACGGGTGGCGCGTGTTTATCACGACAACGCGCTAAACAACAACCCCTACTCATTATTTATCGTCTTTGATAAGCGCGAGACAATCGCAAGTAAAGATTCGGAAGCTGGCACGATTACAGCCGCGCACGGCAAAAGCTACAAAGAGATGAAAGTAAAGACTGACATTGATTTATTTGTGGTTTGGCAACAAAACAAGGCCGATGAAGCGCATATAATCGCCGCGAACGAGGCCTCAGATATGGTTTATAATGTATTAAATGCTTGTTTGTTCGGGTTAAATGTTGGCAATAACGGAATGCAAGTGGTGCCAACGATTAGCGGATATGCGAAGTCGGCAGATTTTGACAATTATATTCACCAATTTAGCTATCAAGCACTTGATACGATTGATATTGTGAGCGGTGGACTGTACAATGACAAGCGAGTTGCGGTTGAGCGACTCATGACTTTAAATCTTAACATAGACGCGCGAACAAGCTGGACTGGCAACAAAGCGCCGAAACTTTTGGAGGTTCATCAAGATTATGGGAATATTTAAGAATTTTTCGCCCGCTGTTAACTTAACTTGCGGCCTAAAAGGTTGTAAAATAAGCGTAAAAGTTGGCGATGACGAGCTACCAGTTGACGGCGATTTGCGACAGTTGGCAAAGCAGGGTTTGTTAATTGCAGAGCAAAGAGCGGTTGAGCAAATGGTAGATTTTACAGTAGACAAACTTCAATCAAAAAGGAAAAAAAATGGCAACGATTAACGAGCCAGTTGTAAGTGTAAAGCTAATCCCAGCGCCGACTGGCGTTAAGCTTTCACCACGTCGCGCCCTATTGGTGGCCACTTTGCCACCAACAAAGTCGGCATTATTCGGCGCTGCCAACTTTAAGTTTTTGCAAGATTCTCAAGCCTTGAGTTTTGAGCAAAAAACAAAAAAAGAATTGGCCGATTTGTTAGGCACAGGCCGCGCTTTTCACACGATGCAGCAAGCTATCGCAGGTTCTGCTAAGCAGTACCCAATCGATATTTTGTTGCTAAAAAATGAGGCGGCAACCGATACAACGACCATCACGTTTGGCGCAACGGCAGCGAATGATGGCACTTTGACTTTGTCGGTTTTTGATGCTTTTCAGTTCACGTTTAAAGTAGACTTTAAAGCTGGCGATACAAAGGCATCAGTCACGGCTAAAATTATCAATCAGCTTGCGTCAAAAGAGAACGCCCCGTTCTATTTCACATCAAGCGTGGGCGATTTAACCATCACTTGGCTGGACGGATTTAACTCAAAATCCACGCCAATCCACATTAAGTGTTTGGATTCTGGGCTTGATCCAGTGATTGAGAACGTAAGCAACACAACCCCAACACAGCCAACCGTTAGCTTTTTTGATGTTGTCGGCGACCAGCGCTACACGACCATTTTATGGCCTGATTATTACTCTGATTCGATTCAGAACGTGTTGTTGCCGTATTTGTCAAAAAGGTTAAACGTTTACAACAACATCCTCGATGGCATTGGTTACTGTACCCTGACGGATACCGCCGTAAATATGTTGACTTTCACCGAAACGTTTAACGGCGAAGGCGTTGTAATTTCTGCGCATAGTTTGATTGACGGCTTGTTTGACGCATCAATTGGTGCAGCTGATACGCAATGCCCCGATATGTTGATGGCTTTTAGCGCTACAGCAATTGACCGCACGGCAGTTTCTGGCGCTGATTTAACCGACATTGTGAGCGGCGCAAGTGGCTTAAGTGATTACACAGGCGGAGAGGCGTTGGCAAGCTTGCCCTACTCAGGCATACCAATTGCGAACAGCATACCAAACAACCCAGCTTGGTATTTTTCGCTTGAATTGCAAAAAACGCTAGAAGATTTCAACCTTTCAATTATCGGTGTAAACCGCGCGGGCAACACAAACATTGTCGGGCGATTTCAAACCCAGTTCAAAACTGACGCAAAGGGAAACGTAAATACAATTTGGAAGCCGCTTGAGCATATTCGCACAAGCTCGATTGTGCGTGAGTATTTTGATAACGCTTTCCGTACTGAAATGTCTAAAAAGCGCATGGTGGATGACGGCGATTTAATTGAAGGGCGCTCAATGACCAGCAAGGCGCTTGTTGAAGTGTTTTTGAGCGACACTTACCAAGAGATAGCAAAAGAAGCGCTTGTTACAGCTGGAGCTAAGGCTTTAAAGAGTTTTCAGAATAGTCTTACAGTTGAAATTGACGCAAACAATCAGGCGATTAACGTTAATTGCGTTGTTGAAATTGTGACCCACGTCAGCCAAATAACAATGAACCTAGCCGTAACAACCAACTACAACAACGTGAGGGCATAATCATGGCAACTTTAAAAGATATTGACAGCATCTATGTGAATGGGAAAAACATACCAATCGTTGCTGGCACGTTGACTTATACCTACGATTTTGGTAAATCAAAGTCACAGCCAATTACTATGAACGGCCAAAACCGCGTGATTCAGTACCGAGCGGACGAGGAAAATATGCAGGAGGTTAAGTTTGAAGTGCCTGCTTACGTTGACGGCGTGGACATTTTAGAAATGCTGCGACAAACAACCGAGGGACGCTTGACTAGCAATATCACGATCAAAAACGAGTTGACTGGAAAGACTTTAAACTTTCGCGACTGTTCTTTTTCTGAAAATCCCGAATTCAATACGACCGACAAAAAAGCGGCTATTGCGTTCAGCGGAAAGGAAATTGTATGAGTGAGATAAACATTGACTTAAAAACCCCGTTTAAAGTTGGAGACGAAATTGTCGATTCTGTCGTTTTAGTTGCGCCAAAACAGTCATCACGCAATTTGATGGCCATCATGGCGTTCAAGGGTTATGTTGAAAGTGCGAACAACATTGCGTCAGTCAAAGCGCAAGGAATGTTTAAGCCAGCCGATGTTACACGTGAAACAGCGGTTGAAGTTGAAACGGTCGTACAGTCACCCGAAGATTTGGCTAAACAGTTTCTTTTGATTTTGAGTTTAAACAATTCTGATTATGCCGTTGAATTGTTTACAAAATTCAAAGAATTTGTTAAAAAAGTGCCTGAATCAGTCCAATTCAACGGCCAACCGTTGACGGATTTGCACTGGGATTCGATGGATTTTAACGATTTACTTTTAGTTTCAGGTGCTTATGCTTCAAATTTTATGAAGAGCTAGTCATTTATAATGAGCGTCACAAATTGGCCTTGTCGTTATCCACCATTTCCGATGGTCAAGTTGGATACGGTGAGGCCAAACTAATGACGGCTTCAGAATTGACTAGCTCAATCAGGTATTACGAGAGAATAAATCGCGCTAAGAAAAACGACAAAAATTTAACCATAGCTGAACTTTGGGAGGGTCTCTAATGGCCAATAGTCTAAACATTGCGTACACAATAAGCGCGATTGACAAGTTGTCGCCTGCTTTAAAAAAGATAGAACAGCAGGTGGCTAAGTTATCAAAAAACTTGCAAAGCTTAAACAAGCCAATTGCCGTGCAAGTCAACACAAAAGGCGCACAAAGTGCAATTGCCAAGCTTAAAAATCAAGGTGGCATCATTAACATGAAAGTGGCCGCTGACACCAGCGCTGCTGAATCGGCAATCGCAAGCCTTAAAAAAGATTTGAACGCTACCATGACGGTAGGCGCAAAAAACACTGGCGGCATATCAGCCATTGGCCTTGGGGGCGCTGGCCGTGCTGGTATGACAGCTGGGCTTACGGGCGGCGCGATGTCAGCCGCTGGTTTGGGCGTTGCGGCTGCTGGCGCGGCGGCTGTCGCTGGCATATCGGCCTCTGTTGTACAGTTTGCCGAACTTGAAACGGCACAGTTAGCTTTGGCAAAAGCCTTAGACGTGGGGATAAAAGACTTGGGCGCTTATGGTAAAGAAATGGCAAAGCTTGCTGTTGAAGTTGGCGTAAATCAAACGGAAGTCACGAGCTTGGCCGCAGCATATGCAAGGGCGGATTCGTCACTTGACCCAGCTGCTTTGGCAGAAATCACTAAGTTAACATATGCGTCAAGTAAGGCGTGGGACGCTAATGCGGATTCTGTCATGGATTCTTTCCAGCTGTTAAAAACGCTGTATAAAATGGATACAAGCGGCCTCACTAGCATGGCAAACAAAGTTGATATGTTAGGCGACAAGTTCGGCGTATTGAACGAGCAGTACTTGATTGATTTTATTACACAAGGCGGCGCAATGGCCAAGTCTTTGGGTATGAATGAAGACCAGATGCTGGCATGGGCAAGTACCGCTGGTGAGATGAAGGTTCAAGCTAGTGAAGCGGCAAATGCATTAAAAGTTATTGGTGGAAACATCAATGCTGGCGATGCTGACGAGGCTATTAAGTCTCTGGGGTTAAGTCTTGAAGACATAAACAAAATGAGTTTTTCTGACAAAATACAAAAAACGCTTGAGGCGCTTGGGAATTATGACGGCAAGGATAAAACCGATTTAACAAAAAAACTGCTTGACTTAAAAAATTACAAGGGCGCTGACAAGGGCGAACTTGCGAAAATGATAGCGGGCGGTAATTATGATGACGTGCTAATCAGAATGGCGGAGGGTAATAAAGTTTATGCAAAATCGCTTGAGTTAACCAGCGATGCAGGCAAGCTAAACGGGCGCGTTATGGGCGCTTTATCACTTGAAGCGCAAACGTTATCTGGCAGGTACAATCGCGCGGTGGCGAGCGTTACAAACTTTGGCGCGTCAATCGGCGACATGATTAACCAAACGCTGTTTGGCAAAGAAGTCACAGCACAGTTTGATGCGACAATTGCAAACTTAAGCGTGGCGTTTGGCGGCGCTGGAAACAATATAAAATTCATGGAAGTCGCGGTTTTTGGGCTTGCTTTTGCGTTTGATGTCGTTGCCCTTGGTGTTGGACTTGTGATTGATGGCGTGTCGATTTTAGGCGTTGTTTTAAAAGGCGTTGTTGACGCGATGTCGTACTTAGCAAGTGGCGAATTTAAGCTTGCCTTGGCCGCAGTTAGTGAAGCTGGCTCAAAAACAAGCGAGATTGTGTTTAATCGAGTTGAGGCACAACGGATTCAGGGCAAAGAGTTAGAGGACAAGTGGGCGGCAATTCAAGGCGGCCAACGTGCAATGCGTGATCGTGATGGAAAAATAATGCAAACTGAAACCGCGACGGGTGTTAAAATCTTTACAAAACCACCAGCAACAGCGGCGGCTGGGCAAACGACAGGCGCGGCGGCAAAACCAGCCAACCCAGTGGAGGCACAGAACGCACAATTAACCAACCAAAGCGCAGTTATTAACCAACAAACCAGCCTTAAAAATCAAGAAGTTGCGGCTAAACAGGCAGAGGTTGCGCAATTGACTAATCAGTCTGCTATTTTGCAAAATCAAGCGACTTCAAACTTTATGGCAGGCGTTGAGCGGTTCAATCAGGTTGCAAATAGCATAAACCTTTCGCAAACCGTCGCGGCTGGCGGCACTGGAAACCAAGGGAGATAAAATGAGTAGGCTTTTAGACGCGAGCTTTAAGGGCGTGAAATTCTTTGTTGACGGCAATGAGGGCTTGCAAAAGTTCGGGCGTAACCTTGTCGTAACAGAGTACCCAAACTCAAAAGAACAATATGCAGAGGATACGGGCGGCTTTGCCGATTCTTTTGAGGTTGACATCTTCTTTATCGGCGAGTTCGCATATGAAGATTTTGAGGCATTTCGCAACGCGGCCAACGAGGAAGGCTTTGGCGATTTAATCTTGCCGATGCAGGGCGAGTTCAATGTCAAATGCGGTCAATGCGTCCCGATTATTCAACCAAACAAAACCAGTCAATACATACAAGTATCCTGCGCGTTTTTCACGAGTAGAAATGACGCAGGCTTTGTCGATGCGCCGCTTGACGTGCAGTCGGTGCTGTCTTTTGCGTCTGAATTTCGTAAAGAGTTTGCCGCGTTTTTTAATAGTAGCTTTTTTGTGGCAGTAAACGATGCTTTATCAACAATTGCGGCGATTACTGACATCGAGAGCATGATGCACGATTTAAAGTATATTTTGAAACAAACATCTGCGCCCATGACTGATGCCTTTCAAAAGATTGAACAAATCGAGCAGAATATTGATTACATACTCGATACAAATTCAATCGGCAATGAAATAAGTGAGCTTTTTGAGATAATCAGCAACGGTTACGTGACATTTGAAACGCAGGAATCTGTATCATATTTTGCCGATGCTGGCAGTGTTTATGAGTCAAATTTATCGACACAAATCACTAACCAATCGAGCGCAATTGGTGGGCAAGCGTACTGGCCAAGCGATACTCAAACGCGCATAAATCGCAACGCAACGCGCGAGTTGTTGGCATCATTTTATAAAGTAAACACTTTGACGCTTGCTTATGAAATGTATCCGTCCACCCAGCTTAATACCGACATTCAATCGGTTGAATTAAAAAACAAGCTGGAGCAAAATTTCGATAAGCTTTTTTTTGGAGTAAAGAACGATGCGAATGGCTTGCCGATTGTTGACGCTGTTGAAGTGCCTGATTTTTTGCTTAGCAAAGTTGTTTTTGACGGTTTTAATGCGGTGAGGTTGGCCGCTTTTCAGTCGCAAGAAGCCAGTAAAAATGTTAAGTACAAAGTGGAGCAAATCGATACTAAGCAAAGCCTATTCGCCGATATTTTTGGCTTTACTTACGCTGGCCTTGCCGATATTATCAAGAATGAATCAGAATTGATTGAGGTGGCCGAGGCATTGCGCAAGCAGAACAACCGCGCCACGTACCTTGTCGGTGGCAAGCTTGAAACCTTAAGGAGGTTGTGATGTTTACCGTTTCAATAAACAACAAACCCGAGGCGAACTGGACAAAGCTGGATTTTTCGCGATCAATCGATGAAAACGTTGGAACGTTTAGCATATCAGGCACGTTGGCCGCAAAGGACAGTAAAATTCAAGCCAACGATTTTGTAAGCATATATTTTAAAAACCAAGTAGTCATGACAGGGGTGATTGATAGGATAAGCATTAAGGGTGGGCGTGACGGGACTGAAACAACGTACAGCGGTCGTGATGTGGTGTGTGATGCTGTCGACAGTTGTGTGCCTGACAAGCTGAAAAACATCAAGGGCGAAATTACTTTAAAAAATTACGCTGAAAAATTGATAAGCGGACTTGGCTTGACAAACAAGGTTATCGATACCACCAAAGACGGCGCTGGTTCTAAGCCTGTTAAGCAACAAAAAGCAATCGAGAGCGGCGAAAAAGCGCTTGAGGCAATCACAAAAATGGCGGCCAAATTGCAGCTTTGGATTGTCGCTGATGAAAAAGCTGATTTGTTGATCATGAGAGCTGGCGAGTTGGATTTAGGTACAAAGTACTGCTATCTTAAAAACGGCGCTGGCTTAAATAACATTCTTGACGCGGAGCTGGAAATAGACACCGCTGAAATATTTAATAAAATCAAAGTTAGAGGCAAAGGGTCGGTGGCGTTTGACATTAACGCAAGCAACGATAACATTACTGACTTATCGGGCTATAATTATGACGAACTGGCGCGGCCAACCAGATATTTAGAGATAAAAACAAACGACACAATGACGCTTGAGCAGATAAAGCAGCGCGCGCAAGACGAAATCAATTACCGCAAAGCAAAAAGCGTACAATACCGCATCAGCACAAATTTTTTTCACACAAAAAGCGGTGGGTTTATCAAAGTCGGTGGTGTTGTCGACGTTGATGATGAGATAAGATGGGTGAGCGGTAAAATGATAGTTAGGTCGTTTACAACAAGTTACAGCCGAAACGATGGCACAAAATGCGATTTGATGCTTGCCCCGATTGAAGCTTATCAGATTGTTGATTTAGACGAAAAACAGTACAAAACAAGCAAAACGAGTAAGCATATTAAAAAGTCTGACAAAAAATTCAAGGAGGGTTAAATGATAAACATTGCAAAGGTTACGGCCTCAAAACAAAGTGGCGACCAGAACAGTGAACTTGCGCGTGACGGGCAAGAAGGCGTGGCCACGCAAGTGTTGGCACACACAGGCACGGCATACCGCCCAAACAGCGGCGACTTGGTGGTAACCATGCCGATTGAGGGCAATTCTGGCAACTCTTTCTGTATTTCGATTGAAAAAAATGGCGCAAAAGTCACGTTGCAAGAGGGTGAAATAGCTGTCGGCCACTTTGCAAGCGGTGCATATGCTGTTTTTAAGAATGACGGCACGATTGAAAGCTTTGGCACTGTAAAGCACACGGGCAACGTGACAATCACGGGCAATTTAACGGTGACTGGCAACACCGCAACAAGCGGAACGGCGACTGTTACTGGCCAATTAACAAGCGGCGCGGCGGTTATTGGCGGTAAGCCATTTGCAACACATACGCACCCGAACCCCGAGGGCGGCAATACTGGGGGAGTCAATTAAATGCAAGATTTAAAAAAGATTATGGACAGCAACGGCCTGTTTGTTTATGCTAGCAAAAACGGCGATTTAGACACGGTCGAGGGGTTAGAGGAGGCGGTTAAAGTAAGCTTGTTTACCGATTCTCGGCTTGAAGATTCAACTGTTAAAGACCCTTTTAGACGTGGTGGCTGGGTTGGTGATATTTTGAATAAAGAAAAACGACAACTTGGCGGCAAGACGTACTTAGCCGAGCGGGCAAGGGTTGAACAAAACACGCTAAACAATGCTAAAGAATGGGCGAGAAAATCGCTTGATTGGCTTGTAAGAGATGGTGTTTGCCGCAACGTGATTGTTAATGTTTCTTTTTATAAACAACGAGATTTGACGTATAATATAAGCATAGTTGGCCGCGATGGCGCAAAATACGATTATGTATACCTTTGGGATAAAACTTATGGCTTTGAGAACACTCAAAATAACAACGCTTGAGCAAAACGGGCTTGCAAGGCTGAAAGAGCTTGAGCCTTCCATTGACACGACTGTTTACGGGTCGGTGGTCACTAATCTGATTCGGTCGCTTGCTATCACAGCATTCCCCGTGACTTTTTTGGCGCGTGACGTTTTAGACGATGCTTTCCCAAAAACGGCACAGGGCGAGGCGCTGGACAATATTGGCCGCGACAGTGGTGTTGAGCGCAAGCTTGCAAGTCAATCAAGTGGGCAAGCCTTGCTTATCGGTTCGGTTGGACAGTTAGTTGACGCAGGCGAGGAATACAGCACGGGCGCGGTCGATGTTTACACAGAATCACCAATCACACTTGACAATATTACTTACAATGTCACCAACGTGGCCACGGCCAACGGGATTTTAACTGTTACGTTTGGCACGATCCATAGCCTTTCGAAAGGCGTAAAAGTCACGCTGTCAGGGCTTGTCAATTCGGCGCTTAACGGTCAAAATGAAGTCACTGGGATTGTTTCAAGCACCGCTGTCACGTTTAAAACCACGTCACAGCTGGCTTTTAGCGGTGTAAGTGGCGGGACGGCCAGCCTTATCGGCGGCCTTGTTGGCATTAAGTCGATTGGTTCGGGTATCTCTCAAAATGTTATTAGCGACATCAAGCTAAGCGGCGACAATGAGGCTTATGTCACTTACAACGGGTTGACGGGCGCAAGTGACGCAGAAAGTGATGACGCTTATCGCCAGCGCATCATTGACGCGCGAAACATTTTAGACGGGGTGTTTACCGCCCCCCAAGTTCGCAACGCCTGCCTGTCAATCGAAGGAAATACAAGGGCGTGGGTTGTATCACCGCAATACCTTGTTTTTGGCGGCACGGAGGGACAAGCTGGTTACAAGCCACAGCCTGGCCAAGTTGTGTGTTATGTGATTAGAGATAATGATGCAAACCCAATACCAAGCCAAACGGTGCTGAACGCCACCAAACAAGCGGTGATTGATTTGGGTAAAATGCCAGTCCACACCGTGCCAGAGGATATTTTTGTTTTTGCGCCAAATTTAGAGGCCGTGAATATTAAAGTTGGGGCACTTGTTCCAAACGTTGCAAGCCTTAAATCGGCTATTGAAAACGAGTTGAAGGCTTTTATAAACGATTATTTAGACCTTGGCCAATCGTTGACAAACAATCAAATTATAAGTGTGATTCAATCGACGGTTGACGCGCAAGGCAACACGCCAAAAACATTCGCGCTTTTAAGCGCACCTCTGGTCATTGATTCAAGCAGCCTTGTTGCTTTTGGTGGTGTTACATGGAGCTGACTTATTCACCACTGGGGTTCCCAGCATTAGATGGCTTGCCGATTGGCGCTGGCGGTGTTTTGCTCGACGGCACAGAATTTTTATACAAGCCAAGTCTTGGCGAGGTAGAAACGTGCGCAAAAATATTTAGTCTTTCTTTGCCAAAAGGCCGATATTGGGAGGCTCACGGGGTGGCAGGGACACCTGACAACGCCCTTGCGATGGCGGTCGGTGAACAGCTTGCCGTTATTTTTGCTTATTTTTATTACTTAAGAAAAGAGTTAAGCATTGATACCACGGTTGACTTAATCACAAGCTGGGAGGAATCGGTTGGCTTGCCTGACGCTTGCACGCTTAACACTTCTAACGATTTAGAAACGCGGCGTAAAATTGTCAAACTTTTTCTAAGCAGAAAAACTTTTGTTACGGTTGAAGATTTTGAGGATTTAGTACTTGATTTAACTGGTTTTAATGTTAAGATAGTGCCACGTAGAAGTTCGGACAGTGTGTACAATATCGGACTTGACGTTGCGTCCTTTGATTTTGCGTTTTTCACAACGCCAAAGGCAAATCGTTTTACTTTTGACGTGATTGTCGATTATTCGCTAAACAACGCATCAAGTATCGGCGCGGCGCTGCTAGACCAAGCGTTACTTGATGACTACGTTACCCCGCCAACCGTTATTGAATGCTTAATTAACAGAATTAAGCCAGCCAATTCGGTGGCAATTTATACTTACGACACCGATTTATACAAATCAATTCAATAAAAAAAGGAGCTAAAAATGAAATTATTTGGAACTGGCGATACGCCTTTTCAGCCTGCAAACCCATCGCTAGACATTCCAGATGGAGACCCACGGGAACTAAATACAATTACAAATCAAGCTTTGAATAACATCTACGGTGAACTTTATGGAGCTATCCAAGGGAGTGGCCAAGAGTTAACAGCTGTGAATGGTACTAACCCAGACTTAACTCAGCTATCTAATGCTATTGGTACACAGTCTATCGGCGGTGAGGTGTACATTGATGCAGGTGGGTCTACTGCCAATGTTAAGAACGTTATAAGCGCTCAGGGGTATGTACAAGATATTAAAGTGGGGAGTATTATTACTTTCCAATCCACAATAAATAGTACCGGTGCAGTAACCTTAAATGTGTATAGCGCACCTGGTGTGCTTCAGTTGTCTGCCCCAGTGACTTCGGCCACCAACCCCTTAACCTCTTTTAATAACCTTGCTGGTACTGGCAGTACAGGTATACAAAGTAATACAATGTATACGTGTGTCTATAATGGTACTAGCTTTGAGTTGCTGTACATTCCAGGCATTGCTGAATCTAATATCCGCCCACGGGACACTTTTACCATATTTAACAGTGCGGCAGGTAATAGGTTTAGGATTGTAACTGTACCGTATGCTAGTCAAACTCTATCAACTACCTCTTGGAATGTTGTAGCATTACCTAGAAGCTTTTCTCAAATTACATCTATTGTAATATCCCCATCTCAATCTACTTTTAGTACTACCCTATACTCTGCTAATTATTTGGCAGTAACCTCAGGAAACTCTATTAGCTTTTTATCATATGGTGCGCCAAGCGGTTCGCCAGCCGCCCCTATACCTTTTGGGCAAGGTATTATTACAGTGATGGGCTATAGTTAAGGG